GACCGCTAACCATCGCCACCATTGCAGGGTACGCACGGTCGGCATCCGGGTGATGGAGGGACGGGTGCTGCCGGATCGCCTGAGAGGGCCAGAAACGGCCCAAACGGGTCGAGAGGTAGGTGGAGGTGGTAGAGCCTGCTTCCGGCGCTGTAGACCCCCTCCAGACGCGATTAAGAGCGTGTCTGTCGGGAGTGGTCACCCTTCCGGTCGTCTGGGAGGGGGGAGGGGCGTCCCGGAGAAGGCCCCGAACCTCCTTGGCTAGGACTCCGAACGACTTGCCGGTCACAGCCTGAGCGAGCATGAACCCGTCGCCCGCCCCGCAGGCCGAGCAGATGTAACCTCCGGTTGAGTTCTGGTCATCCCAGCGGTAGCGGTCGGTCCCGCCCTTGCAGATCGGACAGGGGCCGTGCTTGCGGCTCAAAGCCTCGACCGGGACGCCAAGCCGGGGCAGCAGGTAAGACCAATGCCCGCGAGCCATTTCTTTAATCGGCACTTCATCCGACATTTCTATTCTCCCGGTTCTCGCGGTTCTTGCGCTTGGACCTCACGATATTCCGGTGCCTGATCCACGACTCCGTCTCAGCCGAAATGCTCTGCGCCTGTATTTTCGCGAGCGAGCGATCCGGCCAGACGCCGAGCCGATCTTTATAGGTCCACGCAGCCCAGCCCGGCTTGTAGCCGCGCAAATTGCTGTGCAGCAGTAGCTCCGAAAAGAATGTTTGCTTCTGGCCCATCGTCCATTGCGCCGCCTTCACGGTCCTGCGCGGGGTAAGCTCGACCAGATCGCCGGAAATCTCCTCGACGCCGCTCAAAGCTTTGCGCTCATGCCCGCACGACGGACAGATTTTCGTGCGAGGCGGCATCAGGAACGTGCATTTCGAGCATTCCTTCGGGAGCGGCACCGCATCGCGAGGCTTCGCTGTTTTATTTGCGACCCCGTCATCGAGAACGTCGTGGCGGATATCCGTCACGAAGCCCAGACGCACGGTCGTGTCCGAATGGTCGAGGATCAGGCAATGGTCCTTGCCCTGCGCAGTTCGCAAGCCGCGCCCGATCATTTGGACGTAGAGCATTTCGCTCTTGGTCGGGCGAGCGAGGATGATGCAGCGAACGTCAGCGTCGAAGCCTGTCGTGAGAACACCGACGTTGCAGAGGATCTTCGTCTCCCCGCCAGAGAAGCGCCGGATAATCTGATTGCGCTCCTCCATCGGAGTGAACGCATCCATGTATTCCGCCGCGATCTTCGATTCGACAAAGCGGTCGCAGATATTCTTCGCATGGAGACGATCCACCGCGAAGCAAACGGTCGGTCGATCCTCGCCCCGCTGCATCCACGTCGAAACGATATCCGCGACCAGAGCGCCACGCTGCATCGCTTCGCTCAGACCCTTGAGATCAAAATCACCGGCAACGGTTTTCACGCCGCTGAGATCGGGATGAGCCGGAGCGTAGCAACGAAATGGCGACAGGTGACCGATGCGGATCAGTTCCTCCGTCGTCGTGGCGATGATCAGATCATCCCAGACCTTGCCCATTCCGCGCGCCCAAGGCGTCGCAGACAATCCGACGAACGGGATGTTCTTCCATTCCTCGCGTCCCATCCACTCGATCAGGAATTTGAATTGAACGTGGCACTCGTCCACGATCACGATATCGACATTCGGCACCTTGCGGCGCGCGAGCGTCTGGATCGAGCAGACCTGCACCGGCATATGCGGGTCGGTCATTTCGTGCATCGCCTGCATGACGCCGATCTCCCAAATGCCATTCGATTCAAATCGAGCGACGGTCTGGTCGATCAGGGTCAGCGACGGCACGACAAAAGCAACACGCCGATTCTTTTCCCGAGCCATGCGGATAATCGAGGCTGCGATCACGGTCTTGCCCGCGCCAGTCGGAAGCGCAACAACAGGACGCTTGTGTCCTGTGGCTAGACTACTCCGCAAACTTTCTATCGCGCTAATCTGGTAATCACGCAATTGCATAGTTAGCTCCGTAGAATTTAGTAACAGCCCGTCTATAACCTGTACCTGTAGTAACAAGTACATACATCAACAGGTGATAGATCCTTCCTTGGCTGGGAAATAACAATCACGAACCTCACCCCCCCATCACCCCATCCCCCCTATACGTCCCCCCTTCCCCTCTTCCCCCCCTCTCCATCGGTCTGCACGATTGTGCGCTGCACAACCGGCTCCTGCTGCGGTGCAACAAAGGTAGATTGCTGCATCGCAGCATGACGCTTCTGGACGCTCATCATGTCCAGCAGGCGCACCGCCGAGACCGGGATGCGACGCTCTCCAGCGAGCCACTTGTACAACGTCCGATCGTGGACTCCGAGTGCCTGAGCAGCCTCTCTGTCGAGCAGGTCGAGGGTAAAAAGGCGCGCGCGGAATTCCTCCCGCGCGGCCTGCCCGGAAACATAAGCCATTATTGATTCTCCTCATGAAGGAAGTTAATCGCCAGTTGCCTGCTATTCGTGTTGATGCGCTGTCCCCGGATCGTGCGGGCCAGATACTCGCCGCGACGGACCTGAGTGATCCAGCCCAGCGGCCGATTGTCGAGGTAGATCGTCGTGATGTTGTCCTGCTCCTCGACGCGCGTTGAGGGCTGTATACGTTGCGGCCGCGCGCGCGGCGCGTCAAGGACAACGCCGCACATATCCGCAATGTGGCGGGGAAGGTCGCTCACAGCAGCACCTCCGCGAGCAGGAAGCCCCAGCCAGCAGCGAGGCCGACGAAAACGATCCAGAGATCGATACGCTCGTCGCGGCTCACAGTTCCTGCTCCTGCGCGTTGCGGATCGCGGCAGCGGTGACTCGCACCAGCCGCGAAACCTCGACTTTGAGGAACTGGAGCGGGGCCGCGCCGCCGCCGATGACGACCTCGATCAGAGGATCGCGGCCGAGCTTGCGCCATGCGTGAGCGACACGCGCGGCAGCGTGTGGGTTCTGCGAGCGGAACGTGTTGTGATCGGTCGTGACGTAGATCATGTCTATCTCCATTCGTTAGAAGGTGCGGGCAGGAGCGTACCCCTGCCCGCTGGGCTGGTCAAGCGGCGAGGAACGTGGACCGGAACTGCTCGGTCAGCAATTCGCGGGCGTCATCTCGCGCAGTCAGGGAGTCGGGCCTCCAGTCGCGATTTTCGAGCCGCGCGTCGCGTTCTGCGCAAGCCTCCATCGTCCGCACGAAGTAGCTGGCAGCCTGATGGGCCGCGAGCGCAGCCGACCGATTGTGCCTCGCGATGTAGACTGCGTTGCACGCGCTCGCGGAGACCCTCTTGTCCTTGTCGCGAGTCAGGTGCTGCACCTGATCGGCGCACCAGATCGCGAAGGCCCGCATCTCCTCGCGATCCTCGACCGTGCGAAGAGCGTAGAGCGCGAAGTTGACTCCGAATGCGTCGAGGATCGCCTTGAACGACACCGGCGCGTCCGGGCCTCCGTTGACGCCGAAGGAGATGAGCTTGTCCATCTCTCCTCGCGCGGGCCGGAACTCCATGAGCTTGTTGATCGTCGTTTCCATCTCGATCTCCATTGGTCGGAAGAGGTAGCGGGCAGGAGACTAACTCCTGCCCGCGGGGCAGGTCAAGCCTCGATGACGATCCGGGGCTTGATCCTGATCGTCTCGACCTGCGAGACCTTGGTGCAGGCCGCGACCTGCTCCTTGGTGAGGTACGCCTGCGCCGCCTTGGCGTCGAAGGACTTCCGCTCCGAGAGCGAGAGCGTGACGAGGACATGTGTCCCCTCCAGCGTCTCGCAGCCGAGCTTCTTGATCTCGGCCTTGCAGGCGTCGAGCGCCTCATTGGCGCGGTCGGCATCGGCCTTCAGGATGGCGTACTTGTCAGCGAGGTTCATCTCTATCTCCATCTCAATCTCGGTCACCACAACGGTGCCGATGAGGCGTATAGTGCCTATGCCCGCCGGGCAGGTCAACAACTATTTTGCAAGAAAGATTTGGCCTAGATCAATGGCTTAGCCAGCAGGGGCCAAGATCACCTCGCAGGCTCGGCCCTCGCCGCGCCAACACAGATGGATCTCCTGCGCGTCGGAATCATCAGCAAGCACTCCAGCATCCACCAGAGCGTCAGACAGAGCCTTGAGCAGGTTGTCGAGATCGCGACGCCTGCGGTCTGGACGCTGGAACGCAACGTCGATGATGTACCCGCCATCGATCCGCGCGCCGCGCGCCTGAGCCTTGATTGACCACACAGCTTCGTTTCGCCACGCGGAATACTCTGCGCTGCGATACATCCTGCCTCGACCGCTTCGCCACAATCGATTGACGGATGGCGGTAGCGGGAGCAGGAGGCGGATCTCATGCATACAGGTCAGGCCGCAGCCGCTCGCGCGGGATGCCAGTTAGCTCTGCGATGCGTCGGAGATGGCGCAACGGAACACGCTGCCAATGGCACACGGCTGCGCGCGAGATATCAAGCTGGCGCGCCAATTCCGACTGCGAGCCGATGGCTGCGATAGCGTCGAGCAGGGCTGCGTCGCGGCGGCGATAGATGCGTTGCTGCGTCATGGTGCCGACCTACCATGCGCGCGGCTCGCGTAAAAGAGTGCTTGACGGCACTAAACGCATAGGCTACACGACGCCCATGCCGCTGCTGTTGCGGCTCTAACGATGGAGATTGAGATGGCTGATCAGTTCGTCTTCCACGCCCACATCGCGGATGATCGGGGCTGCGCGATTGAGGCGCAGGAGCGCATCGCGACGGTTCGCAAGCGGCTGCGCGAGCAGCTTCGCAAAGGTCTCGCTGAGATCGTCGCCGCGACGGAGCGGGGCTGCTCCTGCGGAACGGGCATCTCGGATGACGCTGCGGTCAGGCTCATCGACTTCTGGGATCACACGCTGACGGAGGAACTCTCCGACACGCTGGATGATCTTCGTGAACGTGCTGGAGGGGAGGAGTGAGCGTCATTATGCCGCACATCCACACAAATGGCACCAGCCGCGCCCGGCTGATCGGCCAGCAGATCAATGCGCTGCATGGTCTGCGTGAGGCGCGCAAGTGGCTGGAGGACTGCGAGCCGAACCGGCGCGACTACCTGTCCAATGCTGATTGGAACGCTGCTCAGGATGCGCACATTGCTAAGCTCAAAATTATCGATGCGATGATCCTTGAGATTGAACAGTACGTCGAAGCTCTCGACGTTCACGGATTTACCAAGTAACAGGAGAATGGAAATGCATTGCACCGCTTCTATCGCCAACCTCGCCGCTGCTCTTGCCGTCGCGCAGGGGCAGATCGACGCTGCCAGCAAGGGTAGCGTGAACCCGTACTTCAAGAGCAAGTACGCGGACCTGAACGCCCTGCGAGAGGCTATCCGCGAGCCTCTTGCTGCGAACGGACTGTCGATCATGCAGTTCGCCTCGACGCACAATGATTCAGTCTCGGTAGAGACCATGCTGGCCCACAACAGCGGCGAATACGTCAGCAGCACGTTGAGCCTGCCTGTCGGTCGCAAGTTCGACAAGGACGGGAACATGCTGCCATTGGATGTGCAGTCCATCGGCTCTGCGATCACCTACGCGCGTCGCTATGCCCTGTCTGCCATCCTGTCGCTGGCTGCGGACGATGACGATGGCAACGCTGCGGTCGGATCGGCTCCTCCCCGCCAGCCGAAGAGCAGCCCTACCGCCCTGATGCGACCCGGTCGCGAGGCTGCGGAGAAGGGGACTGAGGAACTGAGGAAGTGGTGGGATAGCCTCCACGAAAACGACCGCTCCTCGCTCGCCCCGGAGGATCGCAAGATCCTGAAGGGCATCGCGGCGACGGCAGACTATCATCGTGCCAATCCGCAGAAGGAGGCCGAGTGATGGAGCAGAGGACCGCAGAGTGGTTCGCGGCGCGCGCGGGGCGGGTGACTGCCTCGCGTGTCGCGGACGTAGTCGCTCGCACGAAAGGCGGCTACTCAGCTAGCAGGGCGAACTACGCCGCTGAACTGATTGTGGAGCGGCTCACCGGCAAGCCCGTGGAGACGTACCAGAACGCTGCGATGGCTTGGGGAACCGAGCAGGAGCCGTTCGCGCGCGCCCGGTACGAGGATGAGACCGGGTTGATTGTGGAGGAGGTCGGCTTCGTCCAGCATCCCAAGATCCTAATGTCTGGCGCAAGCCCAGACGGCAGGATCGGCGTCGAGGGACTGGTCGAGATCAAATGTCCTAACACCTCGACGCATATCGAGACGCTCACGACGAGGAAGATCCCGGCCAAGTACATCACGCAGATGCAATGGCAGATGGCTTGCACGACGGCATCATGGTGCGACTACGTCAGCTATGATCCCCGGATGCCAAAGCACATGCAGTACTTTCGCGAGCGTCTCATGCGAGACGACAAGATGATCTCCGATCTTGAAAAGGAGGTCGTGATGTTTCTGGGCGAAATCGATGCTCAGATTTCCAAGCTCAATGAAATCTACAAGGAGAACGACGATGGCATATGAGAAGCGCGATAACAGCGGCAGCCTCTTTCGCAACGAGCGGAAGAACAACGAGCGCAGCCCCGACTACACCGGCTCCTGCATGATCGGAGGCAGGGACTACTGGATCAACGGATGGGTCAAGGAGTCCCAGAGCGGGAAGAAGTTCTTCTCATTTGCCTTCAAGGAGAAGGAGGAGCGCAAGGAAACTCCTGTTCAGAACAAGGCTGCTGATCTTGACGACGACGTTCCTTTTTGATGGAGATAGTAGATGATTAGCGAGGAGTTTCGCATCATTGCCAAAAAGTGGGTTGAGGCAGACGCTGCTGCGAACATGCTGGAAGAAAGCAAAAGCGCAGTCCTCGCCAAGATGATTTCATCGCAGGGTGACATGCCGGTGAACCGTGCAGAGACCCGCGTGAAGTCCTCGACCGAATGGAGCGACTACATCAAGTCGATGGTGGAGGCTCGCGAGCGGGCCTCCATGCTCAAGGTCCAATTGGAATACATTCGGATGAGGTTCTCCGAGTGGCAATCCCATGAAGCCAATAAACGAGCGGAGATGAAGTTATGACTCAAAATGAAATTTTTACTGCATCCCAAATCATTAGCGAGATGTTAATTCAATTGTTGAAGACAGATGAAGATATATTTTTAGTAACAAAAAACATGATGGCTGGTGCAATCTTAGCCAATTCCCAATCTAAAAATGATGCCATTGAGAGCATTGCTTCTCTTGCAGCATCCTTATTGTCTGTTTGTGAAAGCTATTCAAAAGACGCCGAATGCCATTGGAGGCAGGATGGAGAAACCGTGCAATGAGGAAGCACCTGTCCACTAAGACGCGGACGGCAATCTTCCTGCGCCACAACGGCATCTGTCATCTCTGCCGCGCCAAGGTACAGATCGGAGAGGAATGGGACGTTTCCCATGAGATCCCTCTGGAGATCGGCGGCAAGGATGACGAGTCAAACTGGCTCGTTGCACACCGTAAATGCCATCGTGTACATACAGCGAAGGTTGACGTTCCGCGCATAGCCAAGGCCAAGCGGCAGCAGGCGAAACACATCGGTGCTGCTCGCAGCCGATCCCCTCTACCGGGGAGCAGGCAATCGAAATGGAAACGGAAACTAGACGGAACAGTTGTTCTTAGAAACGGAGACTAAAATGCGCTTTCTTGTCACTATGAATATGCCCTCCGCTCAGGGCTATTCTGTCCATCAGGTTACTGTCGATCATACGGCACCGAGCCTGAGCGAATTCTGCGACATGCTGAACGATCACGAATTCATCGTCGTTCGCCTCATCTACAGGATGAAGGGGCCTAACGGAGAAAGCCTGCTTCGTGATCGTGGCGACATGATCCTGAACACCTCGCATATCGGGAAGGTTCAGGAGTTCGTCGTGCATCAGAATACTGATGATGGAGATAAGTCCGATGACGCTACGGTTACCTATTCTGATCATCGCTCCAATCCTGTCCGCATGCCTGCTCGCAGGCGCGGCTAAGGCATCGGTCCCGGACGAGGAGACCGTCACCACGCTGGTCGCTATGGTGGCTGGAGCCGAGCTAGGACAGGCTTGGGTTCCGACTGCCATAGCGATAGCGAGGAGGGAGTCTAGGATGCGCTGCGATGCTCTTGGCAGGGGGAAACCGGGCCAAGAGGCAGCAGGCGTCTTCCAAGTCATTCCCCTCGCTGCGAAGCATTTGGGGCTCGACTACAAGCGCATCAGGAGGGACTGCATCTACTCGATCTACGCAGGCATAGCCCACATGAAAGCTTGCCTCGCGTCGAACGGGAACAGGATGAACCACCGGCAGATGAAGCTCTGCCATGTATACGGCATCAATGGATGGAGATTGAAATATGGATGATGAGACCCTGAGCTTCTCTCAACTGCGGAAGAACTCCTGTCGTTTCATCCTGAACGACGGCAAACCATCCTCCTTCATGTTCTGCTCCGCGCCAATGAAGGCAGGCTCTTCATACTGCGAAGAGCATCACAAGATTTGTTACACAAAGCTTGAGAAGACCGGAAACAAGTTCCGGCTTCACAACAAGCTTACAGTCACCGTGCGTTAAATCTTGATGATGTAGTTCATAATCATTGCGGGGGGCATATTCTGATGAGATGTGCCGCCCCCTTCTGGCGCAACAGAATAATTGCTTCCATATGCGCTTCCAAGACCAGATTGATACCTATAGTCAATTGCTGCGATTGGATATCCAGATGAGCTTCCGCTGGTTGTATACAAAGGCGCAGCATGATCATGTGATGGAATTTGGCTAAGGGTTAGCGTCACGTTCTGCGCGCCACCAGATGCACCAAGCGTCGTGCCTGTGATGCTGCTTCCGGCATTCGTGACACGGTTTGCAGCGGAGCCGCCCATGTCATCCTTGCCGAACAGGCTTCGCCCGCGAAGATCCGGCAGGTTGAAGGTCGTGCTTCCGTCACCGGCTCCGTAGGTCGTGGCAATAGCGGAAAACAGGTCGGCATAGGTAGAACGGGAGACTGCCTGTCCGTAGCACAGCAGCCAGCCAGAAGGGGCTGTAGAGCCAGCGTAGGCATTCACGGAGCCTGTAGGTACGCCCGCGCTAACCGAAGGTGCCGTGGACTGCCATGTCGTGCCGTTGCTCGTCAGGACGTTTCCTGTGGTCCCCGGAGCAACGAACTGAGGCGAGCTAGTGCCATTGCCGAGCAGGACATTGTTCGACGTGAGCGTCGTCGTCCCTGTTCCGCCATTCGCCACAGAGAGCGGAAGATCAGCCGTCTCGACGTAGCCAAGCTTGCGGATGTTGGTGCCGTCCGAGATCACGATGGTTCGCAGCGTCCTCGTCACCGTCACGCTGGTTCCCCCGCCAGCGGAGGCAATCGTGATCGCATGGGGACCGCCAGAAGCGTCCGTCGTGCCGTTGTAGACGATCCATTGGCCGCCGACATTGGAGGGGATGGTGTATGTGACTGGCGCGGAGATCGCCCCGGTGATCGACAGGAATAGCGACTGGTACTGGCCGGAAGTCAGCGCCGCGCTTCCGCCTGTCGCGTTCAAAGAGGTCGTGGACCCAAGCGCAGCATCAATGATGTCCGAATTCGCATTGACCGGGCTGTTCCAGCTATCGATGTACGAATTGTATGCGGGCTTCTCGATGTTCTTGTTTGTCGTGTTGGACATGACCTACCTCAGATATGACGGTTGGCGACTGCGAGAGCCTGCACGACATGCTCATCGGGCTTCTCAAGGATCGCTTCAGTCTGCTTGCCGATGCCCTTCTTGGCAATCTCTGCTGCGCGGATCAGCTTGTCGGCTGCGTCCTCATGGAGGATACGCCCGCCAGAGGCGCGAGCGACGCGACCACCTTGAGCAAGAAGATCATTCTTACGCATGAGGTTTTCATAGAACCTCTTGATGCCCCCCACAGTCTCGTTTCTGAGATTGGGATTTTGCGCCAAAAGAGTGCTGTTCGTGAACTTAGCTCCAAGCTTCTGCCAAAAATCTTCAGGCAAATTATCAAACCTAGTTCCATCAGGTAGCTTCAATAGAGCGGCGGCACCAGCGGAGCCGAAGTAGTGAGATAGACCGAGATCAACATACCCCGGCTCTCTTCCAAGCCTCCTGCGAAGATTTTCAAAATTTTGATTTGTGAAAACCTTGGCAGCAGCGAACTGTTGATCAACCGTTGCGTTCCTTGGGTCGGCAGGAAGGCCAAGGTCAGGATTGTTCATCCTGATGGACTGCCATGTTTCAGGCATGAACTGATATCGACCAGCAGCATTCGACAGAGGATTGGTTGCCCTCAGATCGCCGCCGCTCTCAACCATGCCGATAGCCTGCAAGTACTTTTGCAAACCTTGATCTTCAACTTCGCTTCCCCTCACACGCTCTGGAGCAGAAGCGGTGTAGATGCCAGCCCTAGCCAAGGGGGATGTAGCAGCAGAAGCTGCACGACCAGCCCGGCCAGCGGCGTAATTGAGAGTTCCAAGAACCCTCGGGGAATGCGCTGCCAGCCCCGCAACTGCAACTGGGAACCCAGCGGCAGCGCCAGCCATGCCAGCACCAAGTCCGGTCGTGCCAAGGATGGCGCCCCTGACACCATGCGGGAATATGCTGTTAAGCTCCGCACCGGCGACCATGTATGGAAGATTTGGATTGTGCTTTGAAAGTTCAGACAGGAGGCTACGCTTTGTCTCAGAGTCCTTGATCTTCAAAATCTTCTTTAGGGCGGCATACTGGTTCTTTCCAGATCCAATTCCAAACTCAGAAATAATTGCTCTAAGCTGCTCCCTAGCTTCATTATATGCCTTCATCGTGCTGGCATACTGCTTTCCAATCTTTGGGTCATCTGTAATTGTCTTGAGGACTGAATCCCTGACTATATCAACAGCCTTTCTATCGGGAGTGCCTTTTTGGAATCTATCTGCAATATCATCAATAGCCATCTTGAGAACGTGAGCACCCTCAAGCGTAGAATGCATAGAACCGGGCGCGGCAGACTTAAATCTATTTACTTTATTGACAACATCATTCAACGCATTTGCTGCGCCTTCGCGAATTTTAATGATCTTCCCAGTAACAGGATCTATAGAATATGCCAGCTTCATTGCATCCGAAATTGCAGGATCAATTCTGCTTGAAAATTTGATTGCAGGAATACCAGCTTGACCAAAAGTTGCCTGCTGAGACTTGAAGAAATTTGCATTTTTTTCATCAAATGCTTTATAGAGAGCGTCCTTAAAGCTATCCACCATTTCAAGAGGTCTAGATGCTCCAGTTTGATATGATCTAAAAATTTCCCTCTGCTCAGGGGTTCCATACCTAGCAACCTTTGCAGCGTCCTTGAGTGACTCTACAGAGGAGCCTGAAAGAAAGGATTCAACATACGGAACGATTTTTGCCGCACCCGCGACTGGAAGGGTCGCGACCCTGACG